CTATCCATTGTGCAAATTCCGTCTTCCATGTATACGCTCATATTATAGGCAGTCGCTTTGCTTCGTATGCAATCTTCATAAATCGTGACAGTGACCATATTGCGTCTGTTATATCTTGGTGACAAGCGTAGATATTGCACCGCGGTATCGATGTTGCTATCTCCTATGTGCACGGTGCCTCCAGTGACAATAACTTGAGTAAATTCACAACAATAACTGCCATCATTTCGATTGCTTGTCAAATAGACTGTAGCACCCTTGTTATTGATTATAACAAGAGGAATGACTTGATCAGCACTTGCGACACTCTCAGATACTTCAATATAGTATGTACCCGAACCTTCAATGATAATCTTAGCGGCCGAGGTATGCAATCTTTCTCCACTTGCTCCTATGTCTCCGGTGAAACTCTCTTTGACATGCAATAAATCAAAGTCAACTCCGCCGGTTTCGCCGACTGCTATTCCATCATCAACAGAAATAGTGCTACGGCCATCAAAGACGACTTCATCGTTTGCTACTGGTATAGTAGGATCTTCACCAGTACCCCAGTTGCCAGCTATATCCCAGTCGCCGGTTTTTAATGTTACTCCTCCAGTTGTAATACATATTTGATTGTCTGCGGAGTCGTCGATATTATCATTGTTTTGAAGATTAGTTATAAAAGTCGCGCTGGCAGTATACACCCACATTTTTCCAGCAGCGTTGTTGCCGCCCCAAGTGCCGGTTGCAACTGTCCATGCTACTATGATAGCAGTCTCGGCGGCTTCAACGTCAACGTTTATGACTTCTCCAACGACTGGTGCGTGAGTACCAGTGTCATAATCAAATTCATATAAGGCGGCTTCTGCAGACCAGTATTTTACAGCCATTTTTTATCTCCTTACCATTTATTCTCAGAGTATTTTTTATTTTTGATTCTGATCTTTGGCCTATCATAATTTTCTTTATTATACCCACCAACCCATAATAACAATATCAATAAAAGTCCAATCGGAAGAGGGTGTTGTTACATTATACTTTATTTTTTTATCAGCTGTAAGAGGTAAAGTAAATTGATTATCTGTATAAATGAAATAAGACCGAAAATCAGCATTTGCTGGGTCGAAACTAAATGTAGTTGGGTCAATGATTGCAGGGACAGGAACAGATGCAATAGTATTCCATCCTGGAGTTTCTGTATTGGCATTTGCAAATATCACTTTTTGCAAATTTTGTCCACTCCATTGGTCGTTAATGCTTACACCACATTTGAAAACAACCAGTTCGGCATTACTTGGCACTATACTTGATAAGTCTAAATCATGCCAACTGTTATCGATAGTTAAAGAGCCTTTTGTAAAATCTGCTGTCGCAGCTTCTCCTCTGTCTATGTATATATATCCTCCCCTAGGTTGTCTGCTTGTATGGAATCCCGTACTGTCCATAAGACCGTTAATCATTAGAGAACGGGCAATCTTTGTCACCAAGCCGGTCAGTCGATTATACTCACTTGCGCTAACTTGGTCTCTGCCGGATCGTAACTGCTTGAAAGGCATGCTTGGTATTGTCATATTACTATGCTTCCAAAATCTGAAGTCGAATAAAACTCTTTGGCGCTTCCTGCTCCATCATATATAGACGCGAATGTCAGAGCGCCATTCGCACTGGCTCTAGGAAATTTGTTCCATGTATTGGGATTGTAAGTAAACCGTGCAGTAATTGTCCAGTCCGTTTCGCCTTCACTTGTAATTTCTCTGGTCAACGAAGGATTGCCGCACAAGAGTGTCTGTGCTGCAAATGTTTTATTAAGCTCTTTTGATTTAGTAGATGCAGCATTGACTGCACCAGGATGAGTCCATACCCAACTAGGTATTGAACTTATTTGATGAATTGTATATACCCAGTCCATCATGCGGATGATTTTAGCAGGAGCAGCAGTCGAATCAAGAGGTTCAGCTTGAGCATTATCCCAGTATAATCCTTCGTGACTTAGTGTTAAGAACTCACTCGCTGGCTCGAGTGATTCAGATACATAAACAGTTTCTCCTTCAGGAGGTGTCAAGCTATAAGTAAAATGTTGATAACGAATAGTTAGCTCTGCCTTCGTATAACTACCCTCGCCATCCAAACCGATTATAGGATCAATATGAACATCCTTTGCAAAAAGATTTGCTAATGGTTCGTCTCCAGCATCATATTCATGTGGAGAATATATAATTGATCCTATCCTAAAACCGAGTAGTTGCTTTGCTAACGTTATCCTGTCAGCATAAGCACAAATGAGTTTATCTATGATGGTAGCTTCTTTGTAGCTCATATCCTCTTGTGGATACCCAGGTCTTCTTTCGTATGATACTGTTATTTCTGCGGCCATATTACGCTCCTACTGTTCCAACTGTCTTTAGTACGCTAATTTCGTCCGCACTTGCTTTCATTACTGCATTTGCTATGTCCTTTGCCATACTCTTGACGGCATTAGTCGTTTCTTTTTGATGGGTTACCATGGGGTCTGCTTGCATTCCAGAAACCATTTGCGACCAAGCCTCTCTTAAACCAACTACACCGAACTTACCAGCTTCACGTGTTGGTGCTACTGGAGCAGCTGTCTTGGCCATATCATCAGCTGTCTTAGACATTCTTTCAGCTGTGCTAAATTCTGCACGAAGTTGTCTCCATTTCTCCTCAATTAAAGCGTCGTCTTTATCAATGATAAGGCTGAACTTATCCAAAACTTTTCTAAGTTCTGGAGGCATTTCAACTTTTCGAGCAGTAACAGCAGCAGCTCTTTCAAGAACTCCTCTCATTGTAGGAGGTTTTCCTTCAACAGAAGGTCGTAATGCGGCGGCACCTGCCATGTACAATGCTTTCTGTAATGGCACTAATATAAGTGTAGACACTCCACTAATTTTATCTGCAATATCAATCAATCCTTTACCAATTCGTTCACCAAAGTATTGAGAAAATTCATAGCCAACTCTTTTAGCAATAGCAGATATGACAATTGATATTCGTCTACCCCAAGCTACAACCTGTTCGTACGCTTTGTCGAGTCCAAACTTCATAGCATCTGCGATAAGACCTCCTGACCATAAATCCTTAATGAGAGTCCATAGTGCTTTTACTCTTGACCAGATTTTATCTGCCCACTCTCCTACTTTCCAAATACCCTCTTCAAGTTTAGCCTCAGTGACAAATCCGGCAAACTTAGCAGCTAGTTTCTTCATCCAATCCATTAGTGGTTTCATAAATTGAGCTATTACATAATTACTAACTTCTATAAGCTTATCAAAAGATTTAGCTATCCTACCAATTTGTTCTTCATGTGTTAGAGCCCAATCTTTAATTGCAAGAGCTGTTCTTTTCATATTATCAAGAAAAGGTTTTCCAATAGTCTCAGCCACATCTCCTAATACATCTTTCATTTGAGCGAATGCACCTCTTGTAGTATCTATAACAGAAGCCATTCCCCCAAACTGACTTTCAAGTTCTCCCAATATAAGAACTTGTGCTCCTGCAATATTTCCGACATCAACAAAACTCTTAATCATTTTTTCTTGTTGTTCAGTTAGTTGAACACCAACTCTTCTTAAAGCTGTTACTCCAAGAATTGGGTCATTGAGAGCTTTACCAAGTCGAATCGATGTAGCAAGAAGATCAACAGTACGACCAGATACTGCCGCTTCTGCTGCTGCCATATCAAGAGCAGCTATCGTCGCACGCTTAAATTCATCACCTTTTATTTGCTTGAAAGTCAGCAGCATAGTTTGCATTGAAGTTATCGTTTCATCACCAAATCGAGTAACTTTTTGAATCTCTGATGCCATCTTAAGTAGTTGGTTTTTAGTAAGTCCTGCAGCATGCCCGGTTGCTTTAAGTGTCGTTTCTAATCTTGCGATTACGTCTTCTTGTTTTGATGCTGCCCATATAGCAACACCCATAGCTGCAGCTAATCCGAGAAAAGCTTTCTTGCCGACAGAAACCAACTTATTGAATGCTTTTTGCATAACAGCTACAGCTTTGACCACAGCACTTTTAGCCATAGCTAAACCTCTTCGCAGAGGAGCTAAAGATGCCTTGATAATAACGTGTGCTTCCATCAATGCCATAAGACTTATCCTTTCTTCTGGCAGAACATTTTTTGTGCTGCACGAACAGCAGCTTGTCCACTATAAACATGAGGCTGTGTTATAGAACCGCCAGACTCCATATTCATAATCTTGCCTATCTCCAATAAGAATGTTGTGAACTGTCTCATCGTAAGCTTCATAACATTCTCAAGACCACCAAGACTGTAAAATCTACAAACTAAAGCTACTGCTGTAGACTCTGTTATTCTTTTGACCGGGAGGTTACTTTTTTTTTGTTCGGTTCAGCCAAAGATGGAAACATAGCCTCGGTGATTGCTTCGATAAGATTGGTAGTAATCATGTTCAACGTATCTACTAGAGTAAGTTCCGGATGATGATGTTTCAAACTAAGATGCGCTAAATGACCAATACCCTCGATAGTTTCCGACTCCTTCTCGAAGTCATCATCGGAAATCGAAGTGTCAACGAGTCTTAGTAATTCTACTGGGTCTAAGTTTGATACTTCTTTGGCATCTTTAAGTAATCGCATTCGGCGAGCATTATTTGCTTTGTCACGCTGCTCTTTCAAACATGCTTTGAACGCTGCGATGTCTGCCAAGGTTAGCTCACTGAAAATCCAGCTTTTCCCACCAATACTAATAGTGGTCTTCTTTTGCACAAACACATCCAACTTTGCCATTTCACTTCTCCTAACTTTAAGTCACAAATGTTACACTGCACCTAGTGTATTTGCAATAGTACTAGTAAACTGAAAGTTATAAGTAATAACTTCAATGTCATTCATATCTACTCCGGCTTCGACTCCTATACAAATTGCTGCACCGGAATAACCTTTGGCTGCAGAAAGAGATGTTCTCCAAAGTTCCAATGTAATGCTAGTACCTTCATCTACTACAGCATCTCCCGGTAGTTTGCATACAACTCTTGCAGTGCCTGCCTTAAAACCTACCTCTCTTGTTTTACCATAACTTGAAGCATGCATTGCGTGACTTTCTGCTACATCTGCTGTTATAGTAGCAGACCATTCTACTACATTAACAAACTCAGTGTAGCCAGTGGAACCCCACCAAGCTTTAGCTCCTTTACCATGAAAAACTGCCGCTACCATAATATTCACTCCTTATATAAATGAACACTAAAATTCTTTGTTTTTATGCGAATGTAAGAGCATCTACATCGTCAGCAACAAATGAGTAGCTTATTCTGCCGATGTCGTTCATATTGACTGTCTCCGTTTGTTCAATACATACAGCAGTGTTGATGTAAAAGTAATTAGTAGCATCAATGTACAGTTTAAGACCTGCATTTGTTCCGACTTTTATAGTGCTCTCAGTATATGCAACAGCATCAACGGTTGCACTACTGTCTCTGAAACCAGCTACAAAAGATTTCCAAGTACTACCCATTCCGTGTGATTCTGCTATATCACCAATTGTAGTCAGTGCCCAGTTGAGTACAGAAGTTATTGCTCCACTAAAATCTACCTTACCTGCTTTTCCATGAAATACTGCCATGATATTTACTCCTTAAATTTTAATTGTCTATGTTATGCTAATAAACAAGTCCATCAAGTCTATTAGTGCCATATGTCTGCAAAGAATTTCCGGGTCAACATAAATCTCAAAGCCGGCTTCACGGACTCTGTCACAAAAATAATAATCACTACCCTGTGCCATCGGTCCAATTTTAAGAGCTTCTTCCATAGTTTTCGGCAACACTATCTTAAAGAACGGAAATTGTAAACTCTCTAATACACATTTCTTTATGAGCAGCGTAGTACCTCCAACTCTTTGAACTCTAATCATACTCTCCGGTAACTCAGATGCCATTAAATTACTCTTGTCTTCGATTTGAACGTTCCAGTATATTTGCTTGTTTAACCAAATTGGTGTTAGTCCCGCTACAAAATCCTTGTCATGACACAAGAGTTTATCAATTGTAGCTGGAGGTGGTATTGTGTCTGCATCTACAAAGAATATATGAGTGAAGTCAGCGAGTTCCTTCTTCAATAAGAACCAAGTGATAAGCATGTTTCTTGCTAAAGTTGGTTCAACGGAAGGACACTTAAGCCAAAGCCACCCCTTCTTCAAAGAAGACGTGCAAAACTTATCAGTCTCAGTATCCATCTTGTAGTTTCTGTGCATAGGAGTTGCTATGAGCACTTTAGCTTCAACTGGTTTATTTTCATATATAGATAAACCATAGACTGATTTTACTAATGTCCAATCTTTCAAATACTTGTTTATCCACCTACTTTCATGTTCACGTACAGCATCGTGACAAGCAATGAAACGTGCTCTAGTAAGCTTTGCAAGAATATAAGAGGGCTCTCGGTTTATTCCTCCTTCTGGTCCGTCGATGAATACTAAATCAACAACCATATCATCACAGTAATCATATACTAATTTGTCAGTAGCGGTACCGTTCCATATATGAGACGATACGTTGTTAGAAGTTAATTTTGCATACTGGTTTCTAATATCATACATGGTTTCAAAACTAGAAGTACGCACGCCAAGCGTATCAAACAATACAGTTGACTTACCCATCCCAAACTCCAACACCCTTCTTATCTGATGCTCCTCTACAAACTTTGTCAGTACTTCTTTGTCGAGTTCTGTTATGGCCATTTCCTTGTTCATCTTTTATATTCCCATCAAATTGTACATTTGTATACAGTATTTTTCAACTGCTGATTCACCCGTGTAAATAGTTCTCAAGCTATAATTGACATTGTACTGCCAAATCTTGTCAATGAATAACAATCGAGACAACTCTCTATCCATTATCACANTGGTATACTCATCTATTAGCAAGTTGAAATAATCAAAGCCTGTTCCAGCGGACACATCTCCTTTCAACAACTTAAAGATGTCACAAATAGTTCCTGACGACGCATTTTTATCAAAGATATTAAACTGCAGCATGTAATCTTCCCAATTATACGAAGAATCTAAATCAGTTGTATTACTGATTAGCTGAAACACAATATAAGGAAAGACAGCATTTGTTGGTGCTTGTGTATTATACAAATTAGTTACAGCTGCAAGCAAGGCGGCGTCTGCCTGAAACTTCGTATATAAGGCTTCAAATAGATTTCTCATTTTGCTTTGAACAACCTTTTAATTGTTTTTATATTCTTTGCAAGTGCCGGTCGTAAAAAAGGCCGTGCACTCATTTTACTTGTACCGAGTTCTACAAATGGAGCATATTCTACGTTAGTACCAACCTGCGCTTCAGTATCAGAAATAAATTCATGTGTAATGCTGCGTTTCAAAGTTCCAGTGTCAACCGGACAGAAAATCTTAGCATCACGTTCTACCATCAGAGTAGCCGTCTTCAAACCAGAGCTAACTTTATTTTTAACTTCCTTAAAGAATTTATCAGTGTTGTCTTTTGTAATTGACATTTATTCTTTCTCATAACCATTTCTCAAAAAATACTCAGGCCAAAGACCTTCAGCATACGGTAGCAGTCTTTTCTGACCCAAACCTTTTCCAACCGTAATTTCAGGGCACAGTTAAGTGCCGACCTGAGCATAGTTTATTAAGTTTCATCCAACTTTTTATCATTTTTCAAATACAACTCGGTTGCTTCGTTTCTTAATCTACTGGATGTTTTGTCTATATCGTCCAGACTTCCAAACAATGTCATTAACTGTTTTTGAAAGTCTTGTAGTTCTTTTCTATCTTTTTCTGTGATTAGCATTATTGCACCAGTCGTATTTCGACAATAAGATATTTATTCACATTATCCGGATTAGATACATTTACAACTTCATAGGTTTTACTGTCATATACAATCCTGTCTTTAGTCTGTATATCAACAACAGCACAATACAACTTAGCATCTCGGAACCAAGTGTCCTTATCGAACATAACTCGTTCACTGCCACGACTCCAGTTTATTCTACAAGGCAAATCATTGATGTGTACAACTTCAGTTTCAGTAGCACCACCCATACTATCCGAAGTTCTGGTTATTCTTAAAACATCGACTGTCACATTGTATAAATCAGTAATCATACGCTACTCATCATAGGCTTACGCCTGATATAAGAAGCAATTAACTTATCTGCCTTGTCTATACCTGTATTCACTGTTCCTTTGTTATCAGCTAGAGTATAACTGTAATCTCCAAGCTTTTCACTCTTCAAGCTGCTACTATATTCAGGATACAAAGTGGAATCATTTTCAGCCCTGCACATAATTATTGTAGCTTTCTTAATCGCTGCAGGACAGCTACTCCATCCATAAGTACCCGTAATTTTTATATTGCCTTTTCCTTCAGGAAATAGTATACGCTTGTACTTGAGTCTGAGATGTAATTCTGCCATGTCACCCTCTTCTGTTGACACAGCTTCTGGGTCAAGGTAAACTGCTTCGGTATTATAAGTCCACCAAGATGTAGTCAACGCAACGCCTGAAATTTTAATTTCAGTAGCGGTAAGTATGTCTGGAATTAGGCCGAGGAATAATCTGTCATTATCATTGCCGTCTCTATAGATAACAAACGCCTTAGAATAGAAGAAATCGTGTGTAATGCGCTCAATGAGCTGTTCTGCTCTGTTAATAACTGCTTGCCTGTCTGATGTACTACTGCCCTCTCCAACATCAAGAGTGTGAGTACCAGAACCTACATCAGTTAAATCGATCGCAGTGCCTGCAGCAGCATTAACAGGTGTGGTTGCCACTTTAATATGAGTAGCGTCAACTCTAATTGCATAGTAAGCTGTTCCCGTAACTAGAGGAGCAGGAACCACGCCCGTAGAACTGAATCTCAACAAAGAGCCTGTAGCAATATCATTAGCTACAGTAATCCGGTCAGTCGACATAGCTACAGCTCCAGTTGCAAACTCTTCTGTTGAAGAAACTGCATCAGCCCAGTTGTCAACATCACTTTCAACTATATAATTGCCAGAAGCTGTCATTACATTTACTCCTTATTCAAAACGCATATCAGTATGC